AACAATCTCTTCGTTAGCTGTATCCTTTTCAAGGATCAGCGTATACGGATACTGTGTAGGTAAATTAGATGCTGCTGCTAATTCGAGAGTAGCAGATAAGTTTGTTATCGAACTGGAGAGAGTTGTTTTCGCTGCAGTTGAACTGTAATACCGTGTTGGATTTGCCATTTATTACCCCACATACTGGATTGTGTTAAGGAAGTTTGCTTGCTGCTTTGCAATCTCTTCGCTGAGACGAACTGTGTACAACTGAAAAATATATTTTGCAGCTGAAGTAGACGCACCAGCAGATACTGGTTGGTCTAACGCATCTGCAGAAACTGATGTGGCAGTTACCTTGCCAGAGTCCACTGTTGAAAGTAGACGATACATAGCACCAAGTCGGACTACATCCTCACAGGATGCTGGTAACCCGCTTGCTGTTAATTCTTGGTTATCTGTAATAACTGTTGGAAACTTTGTGTACTGAACACGAACTGGTTGACCAGCCATAGGCGCTTCATTAAGTACAAGTGCTCGCTTGGTTACACCATTGACGTTGTAGTTAGTATCAAGACGCCACTTCTTAATAAGCTCCCATACACCTGTATGGTCTGGTAGCTGCCAAGAAATACCAGTAATATCTTCTAGATCATCTGGCATTATGTATGTGTAGTCAGCACCATCAAATGTAAATGTTTCATTAGCGATGACAGGAAATGACATTGCTTTAATTGTTTCGTTAATTGCACGCTTGACTTGTGACCGTGGGAATGTAGGGTTGTTGCGAATCACGGAACCAGCTACGTGTGAAGTGGCAGTAGTGCTGCGCCATCCACGACCAACTGGATTACCTGCAGTACCTAGAACCTGAATGGTTCCGCTGCCTGATACAGATTGCTTGACATACAAAAGTTCATCGTCGATCTCGACGATTCCCTTACCAAGGGCTTTAGAATCATCTACGGCAATAGTAAGATCTGTTGCAGATACACTGCTAGTTGCAATGGTTACAGATTCTTGGTTGCGAACGTAAGAGGACATCTCGCCAATAGTTTGTTCGGTTAACTGATTGAGGTTGCTCATTAAACTCTTACTCCAAATCCTACGGCGTCAGAAGCGCGAACCGCGCTTTGAATATCTTTCATCTTGGTAGATGCTGGTTGGATACCTTGCTTACGTGCATCACGATAAGCATTCAGTTCCTTCTCTACTGCGGTGCTGGACCTAGCGATAGACTCGCTACCGACACTTAGGTTTGCATCGCGGGCGCATTCGCCCCAGTTTGCATGATCTTGAGTTGGACATCCTGTCCGACAATTAGGCATCGAAAACGTAATCTCCGTATCCTGCAGCTGTTAGCTCAACTGCTTCCGCATCTGTAATTTGTTCTTCGTACCCACCGCGTAAGACGCGGTCGCATGTCTTAAGGAAGTCTCCCTGTGGTACAACTATGGTTGTCCATGCACCGTTCTTCTTGACTACTGTCTTACCAACATTCTCGGAAGCCCACCATAATTCATAGCGTCGTCCAAGTTTCTTTTGGTATGTAGGTCCACGGAAAATCTTTGTCATTACCACTTAACCTTGTCTGCCCAATACGCTGCTGACATAACACCCTTCTGGATGTTGCCAGCATGACGTGCCTTGAATGATTGTCTGCGTTGCTTGTATGCGCGAGTCTCACCAGATTTCTCTGGTGATCCACTCACTCCTTGTTGACCAAAACGAATTGTCTTTACTTGTGTACCAGATTTAGCTACAACAATGTGAGACTTTTTTGGGTGGTTAGGCGTAGCCTTTGGCTTGTTAAAGCCCGATACGCCTGCTCGTTTTAATCTTGGGTCTGTCATTTCTTTGGTGGAACGGCTTTGATTACGTTCAGCGGTTCTTTCTTGTATGGGTAACGCAAGTCAGTTACTTTTCTGTAACCCATTCTTGCATCATTCAATGCCTTGTTAACTGCCTTTGTCATTTCTGGTGTGACCATACCTTGATTTGTTGGGTATGGACGACCTTGCTTTTTAGCAACTTCAGCAATTGCTTCTTTAGCAACTCGGTTAGTTCTAATGTTGTTATCGATTTGCGCTTGACGTTGATCTTGGCGCTTAAAAGTTTTAGTATTTCTCTTAGCTCTTGCTTTTAACTTTTCAGCTTTCAAAGCGTTTGCACTCTGAGTATTTCTACCAGGTGCAACAATCTTTACGCCAGACTTAAGAGATTCTTTTCTGGCTGCCTCTGCTGCAGCTTTCTTTATTGCTGCTTGTGCTGCTGCTTGTGCTGCTTTTCTTGTTGCACCCATTGCGACAAGTCTTGCTGCTAATGCTGCAGCCCCGAGAACTATTGGCGCTGGCATTTAGCGACCAGGCTTCTTAGGGAATAGTGGCTTTCCACGACCGACTCGTCTCTTCATACCATTTGGCATAGGCTTTGGCATAGGTGCTATGCCTCCGATTATTGATCCTGCTCGTGAAGTTGTTGCACCAGAAATTCTTGTCTTTGAAACTGGGGTCATCTTTGGTGCTGCTTTTGCAGGACCATCTAATGGAATGTTACGTCGGCGACTTTCTGGACCAATTGGCAGTAATCCTCTTTTAGGTGCTTGAGGCTTAAGCTTTTCTGCTGGTTTGCCTTGTCCCTTTGCCTTCTTCTTAGCTTTCTCAGCTGCTGCCATACCAGACTTTGTGTATGGATATTCCTTGCCGTTTACTCTTGGCATATGCCTGCCCTCTCTTTATAGAATGAATAATGCTTACAAGGAGAGGGGCTCCGAAGAACCCCTCTCCAATCAAACTAAGCAGCGATGCTTGACTTTGATGTAATGACGTAGCGTGCTTCTGGACGGAAGATGTTCCATCCGAGAAGACCCTTCCAGCCCGCTGAGCGGAAGCGTAGAAGTGGATCTGTCATTGGTGAGATAACTGTCTTTGGCTCGTATGAAACAGCCTCGATAAGAGCCTGCTTTCCGAGAAGAACAGTCTTGTAGATCTTGTTCGCTCCTGTGCCAGAAGCAACTTCTGCACGAGGTGTTTCGATGTAACGAACCTGATCGAAGATACCGATCTCACCGTTCCAGAGGTTACCAACACCAGCTTCGGTGTAGGTGTGTGGCTGCTGCCATGTAGCAACGCCGTTACCTACAGCCTCTGAGCGGAGGTCGTATGACACGTCTGGGTGAATAAGTGCGGTGTAGAATCCACCGTCACGTGGCTGTACGTTTGCACCACGCATCTTAGCAACTGCCTTACGAGCAAGTGCTGAAGTAATGAACGCAGCGTTTGTAGATGCAGAAACGTCCTGTCCGTTAACAGTTGTTTCGTCTGATGATGTTGTACCAGTGAAACGACCTGTTGCTAGACCTGTAAGCTTCGCCCATACCTGTGCGTCAAGTGTGTCGCGCATGTTGTAAGCAAGAAGATCTGCGATTGCTGGGTTGATTGATGAAATCAATTCAAGCTCAGCACGCTCTGTGTTAGTAACCAAGTTACCCCACTCGTCAACAGTCACAGTAACTTTGTCTGTGTTGTTAAGAGCAACAGCATCTGGTGATACTGTCTGTGTTAGGGCTGCAGTTACGCGAGCGAGATCCTTGTGCACCTGGAACACAACTGTGTTACCAGGGTTTGTTACGTCGCTTGGGCGCTTGTCCGCAAACTTGCGGAACATTGGCTCAGAGCGAAGGTTAAACTCTACAAGCTTGTCATACGAAACTTGTAAGAGGTTTGACAACGTGGATGTACCAGTTGCATTTGTAATTGTTGTAGGCATTTTTTCCTTCTATAGGGTTGACGTGGATATGTCACTGACCTCGAAGAATGCTAAGCAATTCATCCTGTGAAGTTGCTGCTTCAACACGTGAAGTCATGTCTAAGCCAACTGCTGGATCGTAAGCGTAGTCATCGAAGTTTGACATTTGCTCATATGTTTGAGCATCAGCGTCTGGTTCATAACCAGCCTCTGATTCATCAACGGCAGTGATTCCAAAATCTGCGCCGTATTCTGTTAGCCACTCGGCAATTGCATCTGGATCAGCTTCGATCTCATCTGGAATATAACGAGCGATGTTTGGATTAAGACCGTATCCTTCGAGGATAGCTGCGACTTCTGCTTCATGACTGTAGGTCTGGAATTCCATAATTAGATTGTCACGTTCCGCTACTTGCTTGGAAAGTGCATCAATCTGCTTACGTAGTTTCTTTACT